CTGCAGAGATCGACGACAAGTTGACAAGATTAAACGGAACACAGGCGCAGATCGTTTTTAAGAACGGATCATATATAAAGGTTGTAACCGCTGGTGATTCGGCTCGTGGCAACCGTGCTAACATCCTAATCATAGATGAGTTCAGACTGGTCATGCCTGAAGTCATTGATACTGTACTAAAGAAATTCTTGACACAGCGAAGGATGCCTCCGTATTCTGAGTTGACTGATAAGGAAAGAAATGCTGAATACGCGAAGGAAAAGAACAAGACCATATTTGGTAGTTCTGCCTATTTTGCTGACAACTGGTCATACACAAAATGTATTGACACATTGAAGGGTATGGTGACGCCGGGCAGGCGCGATTTTGTTTGCAGCTTGCCATATGAGCTTTCGATCAAGGAAGGATTGCTCGATCCAGAGGTTGTCGAATCCGATATGCTGGATTCCAATTTTTCAGAGATCAAGCATTTGATGGAGTATGAGTCATGTTTTTACAACAGCTCTGATGATGCTTTCTTTGAATTCAATTCTGTTTCCAAGAACAGGCATATCAATTATCCTATGCTTCCATCAAAATTGGCGAGCAAGATAAAGTTGGATTCAAGCGTAAGAATCCAATCGAAGATTCCCGGAGAGCGCAGATTGCTATCTGCGGATATTGCGCTGATGGCGAGTACAAAGCACAGGAATGACGCAACAGCTATACATATAACGCGACTGATTCCAACAAAGGCCGGTAGATACACAATCAACCTTGTGTATTCAGAAACAAACGAGGGGCTCAGGACAGAGGAACAAGCGTTACAGATCAGGAGACTATACGAGGAGTTTGAATGTGACTATATCGTATTGGACGCAAAGAATATTGGCTTGTCTGTGCTGGATTGCCTGTCCAACGATATCAGCGATCCGGAAACCGGAGAAATATTTCCGGCGTTAACAACGTGTAACAACCAGGATTTGGCAGCACGTTGCGTGGTAAAGGGCGCAGCCAAGGCAATATGGGCGATTATGGGTAATGCAAAATTCAATTCAGATGTTGCGCTTATGCTTCGCGAAGGCTTTAAATCAGGACGCATTCGCCTGCTTATCAATGAATACGAGGGCGAAGACGCCATGAACAAAATAAAGGGGTTTACATCATTGAGCGTTGAAGAGCGCACTCAGCTGATGATGCCGTATATCAACACAACACTGCTCATTAATGAGCTTGTCAACCTCAAACACGAAGAAGCAAACGGTCTTGTGAGACTGTATGAAAAGAGCGGAATGAGGAAGGACAGGTATTCGAGCCTAAGCTATAACTATTACGTGGCTCTTCAGCTTGAAAAGGAAATGCGCAGGAATAATGTCAGGGGCACCATTGATACTGGCAATGAGCAGTTTTTGTTTAGAGCACCAAAAATAAAGGAGAGGCGGTGAGACCCGCACGATGAGGAAGATAGTCGAACTCAATGAGAGCGTCGATACTACGAACGGTACACCGCAAAATTATGATGAAGTGATTCGCCTGCCGGAGAGATTCGCGGTTATTAACAGGATGATAATGCGCGATCTAAATGGCAAGAACAGTGCGCCATCGTTTTATCTATACTCTCGCGATGAAATTGCAAAATACCTTAAAGATCCTTACAGGTATGAGAAGCAGCTGAGAAACGCTGTGATCTATTTATATGGTGCAAGCGCACACTTCAGGAGACTGATACAATATTTTGTAGCACTTTCTGATCTGGCCTATGTAATAGAGCCATATAAAACGGATACATCAACCGCAAAGCCACAGACGACAAGGAGAAACTTCAGACGGGTTTTAAACCTCATGGCATCCATGGATGTGAAAAACCAATTCGAGAAGATACTTGATGTTTGTTTCAGGGAAGATGTGTTCTATGGTACGATCCGGGAAACGTCTGACAGCACAATCATCCAACAGCTTCCATCGGACTATTGTGCGATATCTGTTGTAGAAGACAATGTGCTCAATGTAACATTTGACTTTATGTATTTCCAGACAAATCAGGAGTATTTAAAGTTGTATCCGGAAGAGTTTCAGCAGAAGTATAAGCTATTTGAAAAGGATCGTACCAATATGCGCTGGCAAGAGTTGAGTGCGCCTAACTCGTTTGCTATCAAATGCAATAAGGATATCCTTAATTATGCGATGCCTCCATTTGCCGGAATACTGAGGGAGATCTATGACCTTGAAGATTATAAATCTCTGCGCATGACAAAGGAAGAGATCGAAAACTACGCTCTGCTCGTCATGCAATTGGGGCTGGATGATGAAGGCAATTGGCAGATGGATTATGACAAGGCGAAAAAATTCTACAACAACCTGGCAGATGTCCTGCCTGAGGAAATAGGCGCAGTGCTGTCACCCATGCCGATTAACAAGATCAGTTTTGAAAGAACGCATCCTGGAGCGGTTGATACAATTGCGGAGGCCGAACAGAATTTGTTCACGGCAGCCGGCGTATCCAGTTTGCTGTTCAATAACGCGAAGGCTTCATCCAACGCGCTGCTTTTGTCAATCAAAGCCGACCAAGCCATGACATACAGCGTCGTTAAAAGCATTGAGTGCATGGTAAACAGGTTTATTCACAGGCATGGGTATGGAAAGTATTTTAAGGTTACATTTCTCGACTGTTCAATATTCACACGCAAAGAAGTTGGAGATGCATACCTAAAGGCTGCCACATACGGGTTGCCAACATTGAGTTATTATGCTGCATCACAGGGTCTATCTCAGGACGCATTGGATGGTATGAACTATCTTGAGGATACAGTGCTTGGCTTGAAATCAAGACTGGTTCCATTAAAGAATTCAGCGACTATGAGTTCATCCGATAGCGATCAGGAAAACGAGGTAGGCAGGCCAACAGCGGATATTGGCGACTTAACTGACTCTGGTGAGCAGTCTCAGGAAAGGGATGAAGATTGATGTTCATCTATGTAATGGACTTGGAATCAAAGGCGCTACTGGAAAAGCATGGGTACAAACTCATCAAGGGAAATGACTCACTTGGAGTGTGGTGTTTTGAGAATAAACATGATTATGAGTTTGAGATAAAGTGCCCATGCGTGATTTCCGATATTCTGACTTTTTAGCGGGGCGATGAATTATGAGTGATATGCGATTCTGGTATCCCGCATCGATCACGCAGATCACTTCAATCAATGATTCATTTGATTCGTGTATGTTGAGCGTGTGCTATGCGGGCAGAAACAGAAATCAATCCAATATTTCAAAAGAGGCAATAGAAAAAGCGATTCCGACGATGGCATATTGTCCGTTGGTGGCTAACTATAACGTTGAATCCGACGAGATAGGCGGTCACGATGTTGACTTTGTGGAGACAGATACAGGAATTAAGATGGTCAATCTCACTGACGCGGTTGGTGTAATACCAGAGAACCCGCAATGGTGCTGGGTAACCAAGACGGACAAGGATGGTGTTGACCGCGACTATCTATGTACGCCGGCCATTATATGGAAGAGGACGCCTGTATATGAAAAGCTGAAAAGGGAAGGCGTAACCGGACAGTCCATGGAGATCAGCGTGAAGGACGGGAGGATTGTAGATGGGCTGTATGACATTTACGACTTCGAGTTTACCGCATTCTGCCTGCTTGGCGATAATGTCGAGCCGTGCTTTGAAGGTGCGCAGGTAGAGATGTTCAGTATGAGCAATCTGTCGGAGCGCCTGAAAGAAATGATGGATGATTTCAAATTGAATTATTCAAAGGTCATAGCCGCTTCGGCGGATGACGATAAAACGCCAAGTGGCGAAGAAAGTAATATGAAAGGAGGGGAAAGCTCCTTGAATTATGTTGAGGAACTTCTGCAGAAATATGGGTTAAATGCTGATGACATTAATTTTGAAATCGGCGATATGTCAAGAGAAGAGCTTGATGGTAAGTTTGCAGAGTTGCATGAAGCTAAATTCGGTGACGATGGAGAAAACACCGGAGGTGATAATTCCGAAGAACAGACCGATACCCAGAGCGGTGACGGCCAGGACGACGCAGGGCAGCAAGATGTCGATCAGGGCGAAGGTGGTCAAGAAGGTGGAGGCCAGGATGATGATGACACTGACGAAGGCGACACCGAGGAAGACGACTCCGATGATGCGCCTGCCGGCCAGAGGAAACAGTACCAGCTTACCGGAGGGCAGCTGCTGAGCGGCATTATAGATGCGCTGCATGAAGTAATGTTCACCGATGAATGGGGTGAGTGGGCGAGGTATTGCTACGCCGATTATGACCCGGCTATCAACGAAGTGTATGCTTATGATAATGAAGACTGGAATCTATATGGATTTAAGTATTCAATGAATGGCGATAATGTAGTAATCGACTTTGACAGCAAGACGCGCAAGAGGATTGCGTTTGTTGATTTTGATAATGGAACCGCACAATTCAGCTATAAGCATCTACTTGACAGCGCTAATGCGAAATTTGATGCTCTGGCAAATGAAGTTGCTGGATTGCGAGAGTTTAAACGCAAGACAGAGTCTGCCGCAAGGAACGCAAAGATCGAGGAAGTATTCTCCAAGTTTGTTGATCTGTGTGAGGATCAGAGGTTTATCGATCTAAAGAATAACT